GCAGTAGTGATATAACACCATATAAAAAAACAAATAAATTAGAAAAACCAGACTTGGTAAGATTAGATTATACTTGTCAAGACTTTTGGTCTTTAAAATCTAGATTGATTGATAACATTAAAGAAAAATTTGGAGATCAATTTTCTGATTTTATAGAATCAGATTTAGCAATAATGTTAACAGAACAATTTGCTTTTGGCTTTGATACTCTATCTTTTAAAATTGACCAAATTGCCAACGAAATTTACATAGATTCAGTAACCGAAGTTGATAATGCTTTTAGATTATCTGAGTTGATGGGATTCAAACCTTTACCTCCTATTGGAGGCAGAGCTTTTTGGACAGGAACAATAATAAGTCCATTAGACACAGATTTAATTATTGAAGAGCCTCCTATTATAGATTTAAGTGTGGGAGACAGTTTTTCTTCAATAGAATTATTTCCTAAAGATTCTAACGATAACCCTATGTTTGATGAACCAATAGTAATACCTGCTGGTGCAACATCTATATCAAATATTATTGGTGTAGAAGGCAGAACTAGAGTTAGTAGTTTTACTGGAACTGGAGAAGCTAACCAAACATTTGAATTGCAGCTATCTCCTGTTTTGTTTGATTCCGTAAGAGTAAGAGTAGATGGTGTTAACTATGTCAAAGTAGATTCTTTTACTGATTCAAATCCAAGAAGAGAATTTAGATTGGAACATGATTCCAATTTTACAGGATATATTGTATTTGGAAATAGCAGAGCAGGCTTTATTCCTCCAGTTGGTTCAGATATTAAAGTCACTTATAGAACAGGTGGTGGGACAATTGGCAATATTGTAACAGGCTCACTTTCGGTTCAAAAACAATTTGAATTAGTAGGTGGTGCTTTAGGATTTTCAGTTGCTGTAACTTTCTTTAACCATACCAAAGGAGAATTTGGATATGCAGGCGATGGAACTGAAGAGATCAGAAGAAAGCTTCCTTTATATTTAAATACTCAAAATAGAGCAGTTAGTGGAAATGATTACAAAAATTTTACTGATCAATTCGCAACACCTTTTCATGGTCAAATTGGCAAATCTACTGCAATTTTAAGAAATCATGGTTGTGCAGCAAACGTAATAGATCTTTATATTTTAACAAAAGAAAATGATAATGATCTAATTAAATCAAACAGTGAGTTAAAAGCAGATCTTCAAGAAGCTTTAGAAGATGTTAAGATGATGACAGATTTTGTTTGCATTAAAGATGGTGTGGTTGTCGAAGTAGATGTGACTGTTGATGTTATCATGGATAAATTTTTTAGAAAATTTGAAGATGAATTCAAAGCAAGAGTAGAAAGAATTATAAACAATTTTTTCTCTATTAACAGATGGGAATATGATCAAAATTTAAAGGATAGTGACTTAATTAGAGCATTAGGTTCTGTAAAGGAAGTTAAAACCTTTGAAATAGACTTTCAAACAAATGATCCTGATAATTCTGGAACAATTGTTACAACTAAATTTTTTGAAATAATTAGACCAGATACTTTAGATATAAATTTTACATACGAATAATATGGCTATAAAAACAATAAGTGAAAATCCTAAAATTACAGACACAATTGTCTTTGATATATTGACTCCCGGAGCTGATGGTTGCTTTACGGCTGATCCTTATAAAGTTGACGTAGTTAAAATATTTTTCATCGAAAAAGACTTTACAGATTCAAATAATAGCCAATTAGAAAAATTAACTTTAGATGAAACTTCAGAACAAGCTGCAATTGATGCAAGAGCATTAGCTTGTGAAGATCCTACAGATGCAAATTTAACATTAGCAACGGCGGCTGAAGCATATGTTGAAGAAACAGCAAATAAAAGAGTTATTCATTATGATCGAGCTATTCCAGTACAAGTATTTGGGACAAGTGATTTTCCTGCTTGGCTTTCTACTGATACCGAAAATGCTCTATTAGAAAAAATAGAAGAAGATGAAAATGGAAATACTCTTTATGGTAATTATAAATTAACTTGGGAACCAAAAGGTGGAGTAAGAGAAGGAGATTATTTCATTTGTTGGACTTGGACTCCCTTTGCGGCAGGAAGTAAATTATCTAATAATAGTTTATTTTATTTAAAAAGTGATTTGGCAGAAAATACTGTAATCCCAGCACATAGAACTACAGAAGGCAAGTACGAATTACTTCTAGAAAGATATTTGCCAGAAATGTACAAGCAATCTTTATTAAGCATTGATCTAACTGCTGATACTATCAACAAATTAAATAACGCAACTGCCGAAAGTTTTACCAGCGTTGAAGATTTATCAAATCAAATTATTGATTTATATAATGCAAATGTTGTTAATGAGTCTTTTTTAGTCTTTTTATCAAATACCTTTGGTTTGAAATTAAGGTCTGGCGATCCTACTCTTTGGAGAAGACAAATAAAACAAGCAGTTCCTTTGCTTAAGAAGAAAGGAACATTAAATTGTTTAAAAGAGGCTTTATCTCAAGCTGGAATGAAGTTAAATAAATATACTTCTTTGTGGCAAATAGTTTCTCCTTATACTTGGCAAGAATCTTTTGAGGTTCAAGATGATGTTACAACCTTTGAATTATTTAAAGTAGCTGTTTTGCCAACAAATGATAACTTTAGCCTTTATTTAATAGAATCTGGATCGACAACTTTAACAAGTTTACCAATAGACAATATTGAATTTAGCACAATCGATGGGATCACTTCTATAACTTGGGTAGGTGATCAAAAATCTGTTAATCCTATAAGTCTAATAGATGGAGATATTTTGCTTGTAAAATATCTCTACAAATCAGTTCCTGATAATACACAACAAACTATTGAAGATTTTATTCAAACATTGCCATTATCAGATAAAAGAGGGGTAAGAGATCAAGAATTTCCTCCAAAAAATTGGAATGTACGATTAATTGAAGAAGATGATCCTTTGTTTGATATTTTAATTCCAACAAGACATCCTTTTGCTGATCCAGTTGTTTTTGGGCAAATTAGAACAGAATTTCCTTATTCTGAAAACATATACAACATGGATGAATATAATGGTTCAATTAGAGATTCTTTCGACCCATGCAAAATAGGAAAAACATTCCTAGATTCATGCAAAGCATGTAGAAGCAGTTCTGTTTCTTTAGATGTAAGTCTTGAAGAAATTTCTGATGATAGAATTTCTGAAGCTAGGGAAATCATAGAAGAATACTCACCTTTTCATATGGTAGTACACTCATTGAATGTAGGTGGAGAAGTCAATGAATTTATAACAGATCCAATTGAAAAAATAGAAATGCTTGTTCAATTCAATGGATCTGAAACAATGATTGCTGGCAATGCAAATGCCTTTTTCCATAGAGTAAGAGAAGATGGTGACGATTTAAATGTAATTACTAGAGAAATGCTTGCTACTTCAGTAGTAAAAGTTTCTGGACCTTCAGGAACAATCTATAATGATAAAATAGTTTTATTCGATCATACTGTTAATTTTAAAGACATAGGTCTAGATTCAAGTAATAATTTATTAGAAATAAAATCTCCTTCTCCAAACTCAGGAAGTTATTCAATAAATCCTCTTGGCAAAAATTTTGTAGAAATACCTTCTGGAATATCAGAACCTTTAAATAAGACTTCCTTTACATACGACTTAATGAATAAGATTTATACAAATGTGACTACAAGTGTTTATCAAGATAACGTAGTTAAGCTTTCAGATATAAATTATGATTTTAACAGTTTAGGATTACAAACTAAAAAAGAAGGATCTTCTTGGGAAATTTTAATTCCTGCCTATTCTGCAACAAAATATCCAATTGAAGATTTATTATCTGATGGAAGCCTTGTTTTAGAAGACAATACAAGCACTTTGCCTTCTTCAGACGTTACTGGAGTTGTTTACAAACTTTATACAGATACAGGAACAGAAGTAGTATCTAGCTCTACTGGCTCATTAGATGTGACTAAGAGAGGAAGAATAGAAATATCTGATAGTATTTTGACAGATATAAAAACAATAGTTTCAATTGGTGATTTTATTGAAATAAGCAGCACTAAATATAAAATAATAGGTTTTGTAGAAGGGGAAACCCACAAACTATATATTCTTGATTATTCCAGTGGAGATGCAAGCGGATTAACTATAATAGTTTATAGATTACTTTTGAAAAACCATACAGGATTTTTAGACTATTCTGGTATGAAGATAGAAACAGCTATTGATCACGAGTTTAATTTAGGAATATTAAATGGTGTCAACGGAGAAACAGATCCTGATGAAATTATTGAGAGTGACCATTTTAAAGAAAATTTCTTAATTTTAATTAATGGAACTGATTACTATAAGATTCTAGAGATAGATGAAAAAATAATTACTTTAGGTGGCCTTAAAAAAGATTATAAAACTTATTCTGCTGGTGGTACTACTGTTAATTATGCAATACACCAGTTTTTAAAACAAGAAATAATAGTAGATGAAAATTATCCTTCGCAAGATCCTGCGGCTCATAATTTTCTGTTTATAGATAGAAGAGGGCAAGATATGGTAGAAGCATATAGAGAAGACCCTGCTGACACAGTATCTTTTATTGCTTTGGCAAATGATTCAGGAACAAATATTGATGATTCTGTACAATTAGAAGAAACTGTATCAATAAAAATAGAATATAAAAATGGAGATATAGAAGAAGGCGATTTAA